GGGCTTGAAGAAGCCGATGCAGTGGAAGTCACGAAGGCTTTCGTTGATGAATATAGTAATCTTTAATTATAAATTTTAAAATGCTAGATGTTAATCCGTTTAAAAAACAATTGGATGTTCGTCATCTAATTCATGAAGACTATAAGTTTGCCGCCATGGATTGGGATAGAACATGGTGGGTCTTTACACATAAACCAAATTGTGTAGATGACATGTGGGATTCAAAAGAAGGTCGTTCAGAAAAGATTGTAGATCGTGCAGTCGAAACTTCTGATTGGCGTAGTTCACTTATTGAACTTGAATTTTTTATTGAAGACTAATAGGGGCATGTGCCCCGATAGTTAAATGGATATAACAGTAGACTTCTAATCTTCTATTCTAGGTTCGATTCCTGGTCGGGGTACCATGATAGTACAAGGTATAGCAAACAAAGTTGTTCAAACAGTCGTGTCGAGAAAAATTGCTGACAAGATTTATTCACAAGATGAGTCAGACCCAGGTTATGTTGTTCAGATAACAAAGACAGTCTGGGTACCGACAAAATATCCGAAAGCAATTGGTTATGATAGATACGGTAGATACACATTTGACAAATAAGCCAGCGTGGCTCAATGGTAGAGCAATTGACTTGTAATCAATAGGTTGGGGGTTCGATTCCTCTCGCTGGCTCCAGAATAAATATAAACAATGGCAAAAGCAAAACAATCCAAATTAAGAAAAAATACGTATAAGCGAACTTCTATAGGCATTTCTAGATGGTCTCGACCAAAGAATAAGAATAAACGCAGAAATTGGAAACGATATCGTGGCCAAGGAAAATAATTTTTACTTTGAAACTTTATGTGAGTATAAACAACCTGATGGTACCAGGGGGTGGATACTAACCGTTAAACCTAAACCCAAAGAAGAAAAATGAAGGGAAGACAGGCAAAACGAATGAGGCAGGAAAGTGCCTTGAAACGTACAGAGGCACAACTTGCCGAGTACAAAACTGGGCTTGCTGATCAGCAGGATGAGGTCAAGAGAGCCAAGAAAGAGAAAGACAAGCCAAATCTTTCTCTTGCTCAAGAGTGGGTCAAAACTCTCACAAAGAAAATTGAGAGAGCAGAGACTACAATTCGTAATACCCAAGCAAATCTTAGATAATCTTACTCCTCGGTAGTTCAGTGGTAGAACGGCAGACTGTTAATCTGCTTGTCGTTGGTTCGAGTCCAGCCCGAGGAGCCACTCGGAACGTAGTTCAGTCCGGTAGAACACTGGTTTTGGGTACCAGCGGTCGCAGGTTCAAATCCTGCCGTTCCGACCATCAATAAATAATATGAAATATAATGAAAGCGAAATAATCAAACATCTTGAAGAATATATTGAAAGTACCTATTCTCAACATTATACAAAAGGTGATTTTCAGATACAAGATTTGTTTGAGCATATAGATATTGCGGAAGAGTTTTGTAGAGGTGCCGCAATTAAATATCTTATTCGTTTCGGAAAGAAAGAGGGTAAGAATGAGAAAGACCTCCTCAAGTGTTTACACTATGTTATTTTGATGTATCATTATTGTGGTTTTGACAAAAAATTAATAGAGGAAACTGATGGCTCAAGGACAAGGTAGTAATACCCAAAAATCAAATGAAGAAAAATTTGCACACTTTGCAAACAAATATCAAATCATGGTCGAAGATGTAAATGGTAAAAAATGTGCTATGCAACATCCATTTGAAACAGTAGAACTGGCAAAAGAAGAGATCGGACCGATTAATCAAAGACATCCAAATAAAACAATCATGAATGGTGAAGATGTTTATATGGTATGGCATTCACTAAAAATTTATAAAAGAACAGACGTATATCCATATAAATGTGATTATGATACTGTATATTATGAGGAAGAAACCGCATAATTCAATTTTTTAAGTGCATAAATACATCTACAAGCATTTTTATCATTGTACACTTGTTGACTATTTGAAATGGATTTCAAAACTAACGGAGTATATATGGGATTTTTCCAGAAAATCCTCTGTATATTGACCGCACTCGCAATTTATCCTGCAACAATCGTAATTCCAAAACAAGATAACTTTGACAGGCAAATAATCTTTCCACAAGAAAGACGAGTGTTTGAGATAAAACAGTATGAGTCATATGCAGAGAGAACAAAACAAATTTCATGTTTACAAAAGAATGTTTATTTTGAGGCGGCAGTTGAGTCAACTGCAGGTAAATTGGCGGTCGCACATGTGACCTATAACAGAGTAAGAAACAAATACTTTCCTGATAATTTTTGTGATGTTGTGTATCAAGGAAGACATTACGCATCTGGTCATCCAAAAAAGCACCAGTGCCAGTTTTCTTGGTATTGTGATGGAAAGCACGATCAACCTTATCCAGGTCCTACTTGGAAAAAGACAAAGGAATTAGCAACATGGTTTTACGATAATAAAGAAACTATCAAAGATATAACTGATGGTGCTTTATACTATCATGCTGATTACATTCCTGATCCTAGATGGGCCGTATCAAAGAAAACACAAAAAACAGTACAGATAGATACTCACATATTCTACGCAAGAAAAGATTTCATGTTTTAATATAATGGAGCATTATGAAAAAAGGTGACGTGGACATTCCTCAGCATCAACCTGGGAATATGGCTGAAAACTCCATGGGCGGAACAGAACTTCTAACCATGGAGTTATTCAAAAGACTTCCTGAAGAGTACAAAGATTATTTTCAATTCATTATTTCACGTAAATATGAACTTGAAGATAAACCTCGTTTATACTGGCTTCACGATTTGGCATTAGATCCTGTTCATAGTTTTTTGACAGAACCTAATGGTATATCTTTATTTGAGAAGTTAGTGTTCGTCAGTCATTGGCAACAACAACAATTTAACACATTATTGAATATACCATATTCAAAAGGTATCGTTATAAAAAATGCGATTGATCCTATTGAATATCATGACAAACCCAAAGATGGTCCTTTACAGTTGATGTATTGCTCTACACCTCAAAGAGGACTTGATGTACTGTATAATGCATTAAGTCTTCTTGACAGAGATGATTGGCATCTTCATGTTTATTCAAGTTATTCATTATATGGATGGAAACAAAATGACGAACCATTTAAGCCACTATTTGATAAAATTGATGAACATCCAAATATGACAACATATGGTGCAGTTCCCTACGATGAGTTACGAGAAGCATGGAAAAAGATGCATATATTGGCGTATCCATCAACATGGCAAGAAACTTCATGTCGAGTAGCGATGGAAGCGATGTCTGCCCATTGTGCCGTAGTTACATCTAATTGGGGTGCATTACCAGAGACATGTGGCGAATATGGTTATCTGTACACCTATACAGAAGATAAGCAAGAACATTCAGTTCGCTTTGCCGATGAACTTGAAGATGTGATGGATGAATACTGGTCAGAGACAACGCAATTTAATCTTGACAATGCAAGACAATATGCGTATACTCATTATAGTTGGTCAAAACGCATTTCGCAATGGACCTATTTTCTTGATAACCTCAAGTATGAGATTGAATATGACAAAACGTTTGACAAAGAAAAAACCAGGACGACCGAAGATCAGTAAAGACGATCATAGACCAAAGAAAAAGCGTACTCGTAATATCACGGAAGAACAACGTGAGGCATTACGACAACGTATGGTCGAAATGCGTAAGAAACGCAAACCTGCCGAGTATAAAAATATTCATCCTACAGTTCTTGCAAAACCAGAGATTGACAAACTTTCTATGAAGAATGTCAAAGCATGGATCAAAGAAGCCAAAGAAGATGCGGCGGCTCATGCTAAGAATGCTCGTGGTCGTGGTATTACACCACAGATTCAGCAACGTGAAATGGCGATGTCAGAATCTAAAAAAGCATACGTGAGACAGATGGAGCATTATCTCAAGACCGGTGATTGGATTGCTCAATTCATGGGTGCGAAAGAGAATGAACGTACAGTCTGGACTTGTACTGCCATGGCATATCATGCTGATGGTACACCAAAGCGTACAGTTGGTGTTTGGTATCCTGATATTCGTGCAGAGTGGACAAAAGCGATGGATGAAGGTCGTTTTGAGTTTGACACTATTGATGAGACTGTATCTATTACAGATACAAACTTCAGAAACAATGAGCATAAACTTGCCTTATGATATTAGTTGATTATAGCCAGATTGCTATTGCAAATATAATGCAATCAGCAAGACAAGGCGTGAATGAAGATATAGTACGCCATATGATTTTGAATACGTTACGCATGTATCGTAATAAGTTTTCAGATGAGTATGGTGAACTTGTATTATGTTGTGACAACTCAAATAACTGGCGTAAAGAGATATTTGAGCATTACAAAGCACCTAGAAAGGTGCAACGTGAAAAGTCTGATTTCGACTGGAACAATCTTTTCACAATACTAAATAATATTAGGCGTGAGTTAAACGAAACATTTCCTTATAAGATGGTCTATATTGATCATGCTGAAGCAGATGATATTATTGCAACTCTCGTATTGAACCGTGAAGAAAAACTGAACGGTGTTGTATCTGAACAAGAACCTATATTGATATTGTCTAGTGACAAAGATTTTGTTCAACTGCAACGTTTTGAGAATGTGAAACAATATTCACCACTCAAAAAGAAATTTCTAAACACAGACAATCCAGAGACTTTTTTGCGTGAACATATACTCAAAGGCGATTCTAGCGATGGCATTCCTAATTTTCTGTCTGCCGATGACACCTTTGTATCTGAAAAACGTCAAAAACCATTGTCGAAGAAAAAGTTGTCTGTATGGGCTGAACTTGATCCTGAACATTTTTGTGAAGGTGAGATGTTACGCAACTATCAACGTAATGAAATGTTGATTGACTTAACTCGTGTGCCTGCAAATTTGCAAGAACAGATTATGTCAAGTTTTCAAGAGCAACCAACTAATGGTCGCTCAAAACTCTTCAATTATTTCGTAAAACATAAACTCAAAAACCTTATGGAAAACATAAGTGAATTCTAGGAGCGTGTATGGCGTCAAAATTGACATCAACCATACTTAAACAAGCAAATGATATAGAAGATGTAAATGAACGTGCAAATTGGTTGCGTGAAAATGCAACTTATGCAGTTCGTGGTCTTCTAAATTTCAACTTTCATCCTGATGTGAAGTTTCTTTTACCTGATGGTGAACCAGATCTTGAAGGTTTGGCTATCAAAAGAGAAGCAGAAGATTATGTTCTTGGAACAGAATTTTCGCATCTAAATGCAGAGATGAAAAAGATGTATTTGTTCTATGAGGGCGGTCATCCACAGTTACAACAACAAAAAAGAGAGTCTTTGTGGGTCAATCTCATATCAGGTCTTCACACAGAAGAACGAGATGATCTAACAAAAATGAAAGATAAAAAATTGCAGGAAAAATATCCAAATATAACTCAAGAAGTTGGGCATTTGGCATTTCCTGATTTAGTATTGAAGCCAACCCCTATCAAGGAGTTAGTTCGGGACAATAAAGGACGATTTGCTAAAAAAACTAAGACTAAAAAGAAAGAAGCCAAAAAATGAATGTGATAATGTTTTGTGCTGGCCTAAATCCGGAACTGCGACCTTTTACGGATTACAAGCCCAAATGTCTATTACCTATAAATAACAAATCAATTCTTTTTCACAACTTAGATTGGCTTGAAAGACAAAATTTTAAGAATGTAACGTTAATTCAGAGTTTTTGTGCCCCTCAAATGGAATTTGCACTCAAAAAATACAAAGGAAGTGTAAATGTGAAAGCCATGACTGAAAAAATACTGTTAGGAACGGCAAAAGGTATACTTGATTATACTTTAGGTGTCGATGATGACGTAATTATCATGAATGGTGACAATATTTACGATTTCGATCTACGTAAAATGTACGATTTTCATCAAAAAAGTCGAAATTCGTGTACTTTGGGTATTCATGACGTAAAAAAAGGCGAAAAACACAAATCTGTGGTTAAATTGACCGAACACGGCATGATTGAAAACTATATTCCTCGCCCAACCTTCAAGTTTAAGGCTCCAACTGCCGTAAATGCTGGTATTTGTGTCTTAAATCCAAAATTTCGGCAAAAAATCAATTTGAGAAGAGATCATGATTTTTGGGTTCATACATTAAAGCGTAATTTTGAAGATATTTACCCATTTAGAATAAATGGGGTCACCTGTATAGACTCTGCTGATGAATATGCACGAGTTAATAACACTTTTTCTTCAATTGACCATTTTTTTGTTGGTCATGAAAGGTATTAATGCCGACATACGTATATAATTGTGAATCATGCGATCAAGTGTTTGAGGAAAACATAAAATATGAAGATCGAGATGCACCAATCGAACATCCATGCAAAATATGTGGTGGAAAAATAAGAAGAGTGCCTGTTATGCCAGGATTTGCATATGATAATGTTGGACCTAAAAAACCAGATCAAGGTTTCAATGATCGATTAAAGGATATTAAGCGTTCCCATCGTGGAAGTGATATAAACATTTATGACTAATTTTTTACATGAAGATGTTCTTGGTGATATTGAACTTAGCACAATAAACGAAAACGGTAAACGGTTGTACGTTACTCCTGATGGTGAAAAATATCCATCAGTAACAACTGTATTATCTGATTATAAAAAAGATGCTATTATACAATGGCGTAAGCGTGTTGGTGAAAAAGAAGCCAATAAAATATCTACAAAAGCATCTAGAAGAGGCACAAAGGTACATAAACTTTGTGAAGACTACTTAAACAACGAATCTGCATTTCAAGGTTATACACCCGATAATGTAGAGATGTTTAAGTCTATACAACCCACCTTAAATGAAATTGAAGTTGTCTATGCTCAAGAGAGAACTTTATTTTCTCATCATTTAAAAACTGCTGGTCGAGTAGATTGTGTCGGTAAATTTCGTGGTAAACCCCATATTATAGATTTCAAAACATCAAATAAACCCAAAAAATGGGAATGGATTGATAATTATTTTATGCAAGGTTCAGCATATTCAGTGATGTGGGAAGAAATGACCGGAATACCTATACCTTACATAGCAATAATTATAGCGGTGGCAGATGATACACCTCAAATATTTGTTGAGAATCGAGATACGTGGATTAACAAATTTATCGAGGTCAGAAACAATTACTAATGATTGGTATTAATCTTACTTATTGTAGAAGTAATGATAAACGTTTTTTTGCCGATATTGCTGAAATTGTTGAAAATAACGAAGAACTTCTCATATATGATATGCTTGAGGGTTCTTTATTATGGCCATTAGATAATGAAAATATAGATCGTTATAAATTTTTATATTCAATTGTAAATCTTTCTCAAAATTCTGATAAAAATATAATTTACTTGTGTTCAGATTTTAATATTCAAGAAAGAATTCAAGATTGGAAGAACCTCTTATCGTTAAAGTCTATAAAAATTGAAGCACTGAGTTTTCCATTATCGATATTGACACCTCATAATTTCATTTTCGAAAACGATTTAGATGAGTTAAACAAAAGTGATAAAACGAAAAATTTTATCACATTGGTAAGTAGTCCAAAAGACTTTAGAATAATGACTCTGAATAAATTTTATAAACATGATCTTTTCGAATATTCTTACGTTCCACATTTTCATCTGAATGACAAAGATAATGAAATTCAATCAATATGTGTTTCTACGATTGATGACTGGTACAATAAATTTCAGATTGAGTTTGATATATTAAATCACTCACGATTCTTAAACGAGTTAGACCATTCTTCACTTTTTAACATAAACGATCAAAGTGATTCAGTTGAGATAGATGGTAACAAATATTTTAAAGACGTTTTCAATCATTTTTTACCCAAAGAATCTTTTAATACTTGTTGTGATATAGTATTGGAATCATATTTTGATGGTCCAATCTTTTTTACTGAAAAATTGTGGAAAGAGTTCATTTTTAAAAGACCTTTCTTGATGATAGGATCTAGAGGTATGAATCATTCTTTGAAGGAATTAGGATTTGAATTGTATGATGAAATATTTGATTACTCATTTGACCTAGAATCACACGACATTACAAGATTGACCAAATTTTGGGATCAAATCAAAAAATATATTGATTTGAATCCATGCGACTTTCAAAAGAAACTCGATGTTCTACAAGATAAAATAAATTACAATTTTGTCAAATACAAAGAATGGTTTCGTATTTGTGATTATGAAATGAAAGAGGGTCCTAGATCAATATTGTTTTCAGAGAATAATGAAACATTTACCA